CAGATGATGATGGTGATTCTTATGAACACACTTTTGAGATAATGAAAACTGTACCATTAACACCGAAAGACCAAATATTATTATTAGAGAATATGATAGAAGTTATGAAAAAGTTAAATAAAGGGGGTTAATCATGCCGAGCAAAGATAAACGTGGTCCAAGAAAGCGAAGCCGTTTTCCGAGCCGACCTAAAGGTGGTAGGAAGAAAGGGGGCTGTAAATAGTGCCATATTCAATTCGTAAAGTTAAAAATGGCTTTGCAGTGTTTAATAAGGCTACTGGTAAGCGGAAGAATAAGAAACCTAAAAGTCGTGCTGAAGCTAAGGCGTATTTAAGGGCATTATATGCAAATGTGCCTGACGCAAGAAAATAAGGGGGGGTTATATGAAAATACCGAATAAATTAAAGGTAGCTGGACATGAGTATAAAATTAAATGGGATAATGAATTTTTGTCTAATCAAGGTTACACAGGATTATCCGTTCATAGAGAATTAGAGATATTCTTATGCAAAAGATTTCGTGGAGATAAATTAGCCAAATCTATAATAGAACAAGTCTTGATACACGAGATTTTACATTGCGTAGATGTTAATTATAACAATCATGAACTTGATGAAGATACTGTAAGTCGATTATCCGAAGGTCTATATCAAGTCTTAAAAGATAATTTTAAATTTTAAGTAAAAATAATAAACGAAAGGAGTATTAAAAAGCTATGTCAGAAGACAAAACCAATAACCCAGAATCTACCCCCGATAAGGGACAAGTAGAAGAAAAGGCTGGTGGAAGTGAGGACATTAGCAAGCTTTCTCTTGATGAGCTAACTGATGAGCAACTTGAGAAAATGGTAAAAGCTAAGCCTAAAAGTGAACCTGAACCTGTGAATGAACCCGAACCTAAAGAAGGTGACAAAGAGCCTGAACCTGCACCTGAGCCAACCGAAGAATTGCCTGATGATATAAAGGGTAAATCACCGGAAGAACTGGCTAAGGCGTATGTTAACCTGCGAAAATTACAAAGCACACAGACTGATGAACTTGGCGAACTACGTAAGTATAAAAAAGAAAATGCAGCATTAGACGAAGAATTGAAGCAATACGGGGTAAACTCGACTGCACAAAAATTAGTAAAAAAGGAAATGTTAAAGATGACTGATGAGCAGAAAGACCTTTTTTATGAAAAGTTCAGCGAGAACCCAGCCGAAGCACTAATGCCACTAATATCAGAAGCAATTAAGCCTATAACAGTCAGGCAGGCAAGAGCAGATAATGAAGCAGAAATAAAACGTTTAGAAGATAAGGCTAAAGATGGTTTAGTCCCTTATGACCGCAAAAAGATAAATAAAATAATAGCCGGGTTTACCAAAGAAAATGGTAGAAACGAGCTATTTGACAAACACGGTCAGGGTGCATTTGAGGCAGCCTATGATATCTACTACAAGCAGAACATCGGGGCAGCACTTGAAGCCAGAGAAAAGGAAATTAGAGAGAAAGCACTAAAGGAAGCCGAAGAAGCTACACGGAATAAGGTAAATACGTTTACCGAACCGCAAGGTAGATCCTCTGCTTCTGTAGGTGGGAAGTCGACTAATTACGATACTATGTCAGATGATGAATTGTATAAAGCAGTCGGCAAGCCAAAAGATAAAGATTAGAATCTTTTGGTGACAATTGAATACGGGGGTAGTAGTAAATAAAAATAATAATAAAAAGGACGTGATTTAGATATGTCAACAGTAACAACTACTACCACACTTAGCCAATTAATGAAGACTTATTACGACAGACGGTTACTTAAGTTTGCCGAACCAGTAATGGTAGCCGATAAACTTGCAGACCATAGTCGTGATATTCCTCAAAAAGAGGGTAAGACAGTTAATTTTACCAGATTAGTACCGTTGGATAAAATAACTTCCGCAACTACTGAAGGTTCTAATCCCGATTATGTTGAGATGGAAGCCTTCGAGTTCGAGAAGACCACAGCTAAATACTCTAACAGTATCAGGCTGACCGACACCTTGCAGTTAACAGCATACGATGATGTTCTCGATGACGCAGTTATGCTCTCCGGTATTAATATGGGTGAATCTATTAACTATCAATATAGATTAGCAATGTCTTTAGGATTCTATCCGATGAGGGTAGATAATTCCAGCACTTATGCGGTAACAGGAGAAGTTGATTCAGCTACTACTACTACAGTTGTAGACGCCGCCGCACTAACTCAAGCAGACCATTTTTGGGTAAATGGCTTAATCATCTTTACCGATGGACAATGTGCAGGATACGCAGGTCATGTAACAACTTTTGTAGCCAGTACTGATACAGTAACATTTGAACCTACTCTTAAAGACGCACCGGCAGCAGGTGACCATTTCCGAATTGTCACAACCACAGGATTAGCAGCCACTAATATAGTTACAGGTTCTGCTGTAGAAAGAGCAGTAGCAGTATTAAAGCACAACAAAGCACCAAAGTATGATGGTAAATTCTATGTAGGGATTATGAGTCCTTTTGTAGTCTATGACTTCATGCAAGATAGTGCTTGGGTTAATGCACAGCATTATGCAAGCCCTGAAGCTATTAAGAACGGCGAATTAGGTAAATGGGGTGGAGTAAGATGGTACGAAGATACCGAAGCCTTTACTACCGTTGTTTGTGATGGAACAGCAGATAATGACAGTGATGTAGGATTTGAGGCTTATTCGGCAACCGGGACTATCAACCAAACTCCGATATTCGGTAAGCATGCAATAGCAGGTACTCGTATAAGTGGTGTAAAAGACAAACTTATCGTTAAAGTATCCGGGCCAACTGATACTTCCAATCCAACTAACGCATACAGTTATGTATCATGGAAAGCTTACTTTGTGGCAGTCGTATTAAACGGACTGTTCGGAGTACAGATTTTAAGTGGTGCTTCAACACCTGCATAAACTAAAAATAACATAATTGGCGGGGCGTAAAAACCCCGCCTTAAAAAAGGATGTGAGATTTTATGACTATAGCGTAAAAACCCCGCCTTAAAAAAGGATGTGAGATTTTATGACTATAACAAAAAAAATAGAACAAGGTTTTGGTAATGGAGTAAATGGATTATACGATGTATTAAAATGGTTTAACAATATGCCTGTAGACGCAGATATAACAGTAGGTGCAGAAGGTACTAATGTAATTAACGTTGCAATTCAATTAAAGGATTATTTGGGTAATAATATAGCTGCTCCATCTTATGTGAGAGCTTATTTTTGTACAACAACGGCAGGAACTACAAAAGAAACCACCACTGTTTCAACTGAAACAGCTATTGGTACAGATGGTGAGATTTTAATTGTAACTGCAAAAACAGAATATATGCTATTAAGTGAGGCAGACGGAAGTATAGATATTGATATTACCGATACAGGAACTAATGATACGTATCTTGCAGTAGTTCTACCTACTGGAAGAATAGTTGTAAGTGATAATATCAAATTTACTACTTAAAATAAATAGAGGCTTTGCGGTGTGCCTCTATAAACACCGCATATATATATTCCTTGAAAGGGGGAGAATAAATGAAAATTACCTTAAACGAAATCAGGGGTATGCAGTTAGGACTTGAGGAAGTTATGTCAATGGAGCTGCCTGTAAAGACAGCTTACTGGTTTAAACGGTTTATGGACGTGATTGTAAAGGAAATTAAAGCACATGAGAAGGTTAGATTAGAATTAGCCGTTAAATATGCCAAAAAAGATAAGGACGGCAAACCACTGTTTAAAAAGGATAAAAAAGGTAAACAATTAAATGAGTATGATGTGACTAAACCTAACATGATTAAGTTTGTTAAAGAATATGATAAGTTAAGTCAAAAAGAGATTGAAATACCATTTAAGCCGATTAAGCTTGAACAGTTTGGAGATACTAAAATAACACCTGATTTACTTTATAAATTAGGTAAATTAATAATTGAGTAAAAAAGGAAGTGATTTTTAATGAATATTAAATCAAGCGGACTAAAGGCGGCATCTGCTCTCATATTTACAGGCTCTTGCCATTTAGTAGGTGTATCTTTTACAGGGGATACTTTAAAATTCCCTACATTGACCGTATATGACAGCACAAGTGCAGCCAATACTGAAGTAGCTGTATTAAGACCAGTTTCATCTGTTACAGATGTTGCTAACCCTACTATTAACTTAATGTTCCCCGGGAATGGCATACATTGTGCTTCGGGGATATATGCTTCTCTATCAGCAGTAGAAGGGGATTATATTATTTACTATAGTGAAGATTAATAAACTATGAAAGGGGGATTTTACTATGCCAACTCGTATACCGATATATCGTGATGATATATTTGCAAGATTAGATAAGGATAAGGCAGAGATTAAGAAAGAGATAAATAATATTGCCTTACTTATCCTTGCTAAATTAGAGCAAAAAGAAGTTAAGAAACCAATATCAAAGAAAAAAGTAAGGTGATTGTATGTTAGCGACAATAGCAGAAATAATTACAAGTGTGCGATATCTTATAAATGAAGCTACCGCCTCATTCTGGTCAGACGCAGAAATAACAACTTATGTTAATGAAGCACAGGAGATATTTGCCACCACTACTAAATGCCTGTCAAAGTATTATTCGCATACGTTAATCGCTGATGATATCAAGAATGACAGGGAAATACGGCTGTATAGTGATTTTATTGCACTTGATGAAGGCGGGGTTTTATATGATGATGACCCACTTAAACCAATCTCACTTAAAGCACTTGATGAGTTTGGTGGGGCTACTTGGCGTGATGATACAGGCACACCTACTCATTTCTATAAGCGGGGCGATATGCTGGGCTTCTATCCCAAACCTTCCGCCGGTGGTGTAGTTAAGTATTACGGTATAGAAAGGGCGACTGCTTTATCGGGAACTACCGTGCCATTTTCTAATGATTATAGAACCGTAGCGTTCCGTAGATATATACGTGATTACGCTGTTAGCTTGTGCTGGGC